AACTAAATTGAATAATTTGTCATAAATATCATCGGAAATCATGGAATGTTCATTCAAATTTTGACTAAGTTTGTTATTCATATTAATATTGATATTGCTATTGCTATTGTTGTTATATAATGGTTTTTGGTTTATTAAATATAGTCCAGTAGGAATCGCCAAGTTAGAAAAAATATCTGATACCTTTACTTCTTTATTTGTTATAGCACTATTGGGAGAGCCGGAGCCAGCCGTTTGGGTCTGCTCAATTGTGTTGATAGTTTTCATAGGAGATATACCTTGATGTAATAATCCAGAATTTAAACTATATCCACCACTCATAATTACACCATCTTTTTCATAAAATATTAAATCGTTATTAGTAATAATAGACATATAACACTATATACTATTTTGATATAAATTAATTATTATAAATACGTTTAATTTCCGAAACGTATTTGACTTCACGTTTATTTTTGATATAATCCAAAATTTTATTAACTTGGTCTTCATTTTTTATAATATCTCGTAAACATGATTCTAAATATTTAAATGTTAAAGGCTGAGTATCTTTTACCTTAACAAAACGAATGCGTCCATCACTTATTTTGACGGTAGCATTTGACAAATTAGAATTTTCAACATGGGTAGCAATAGAATCATTTAATTCATTTTTTTGGTCACGAAGTTCTCTTAATTGCTCGTTTAGTTCCTTTATTTGATTATCAATAGAAACCCATTGTTGTATTTGGTTTTCAAAGTTCATTGCTTATTTTATACTATAAAATTATAAAATAAATAATAATTTATATTGCTTAAATATCTATTATACTATTACGAAAGTATAAGCACTTTATTTACGACGCATTGTCTTGGCTTTGCCTGCGGTATGGTGTCTGCGTGTTTTGAATTTTTGTTGCATTCCCAACAAAGTTAGGGGCACAATTGCTTGTTCCAAAACAGCTCCCCAATATCCACCCTTTTTGCCTCGGCTTCTGCTTCTAGCCTTTCCACCCTTTTGAGCGGCAGCAACAGGAGCAGGGGCGGCAGGAGTGATTACATTGCTAGTAGAAGAGCTATCCATTGTGCGTGTAAACTGACTCCATAAATCACCAACGTTGTTTAACTGGAATCCCCAGGCGCTATCAGGGTAGGGTCCTTGGTTTCCTCCCTTTTGAGATTTTGTTTTCGACTTGTTTTGTCCTCTTTGTCTTGATTTAAAACTCACGTTTCTATGTTTAGCCATTTATACAATATATATAGGAAAAAATAAATCATAAATTGTAAATCGTAAAACTTGGAATACTAAATGACGGTGTTGACAAATATCTTATTATTACGCAACAATGTTATTAGTATAACTAATATTGCTAAAATTAATATGAATATTAAAAAAACGAGCAAAATAATAAAATAAATATATGGATATATTTCGTATAATATTAAATCGGTAACAGGTGAAAAAATACGTTTAATTTCATTTCTTACATCTTCTGTTTGTAGTATGTCTAAACATTGTTTTATTAAAGAATTTGGCATAACTTGGTATAAAACTAGATAACAAAATTAAATCAGGTTTTTTGCGTGTGCTTTATTTATATTTACTTTAGGAATTTGAATACACCCATTTATTTATTTGCGTATTTGCGTGTTATTATTATTAATATTTTCTATTATTTGAATAAATGATTGACAATATTATTGAACCAACTATGGATTATGATTTTTCAAATATATTTTTAGGACCACCAACTACTATTCCTGGAGGTTCGTATTTTACACGTATTTTATACAAAAATAATAAAACATTATATATTCAAACCCCTAAATGTTTCACGAAACAGGGATTTATAAAAAATGGTAAAAAGGTGTATGCAGACTTGATGTTTGATAATAATGATAATATTTTTATTAGTTGGATTGAAAATTTAGAATCGAAATGTCAAGAATTAATTTATGTAAAAGGGGAATCATGGTTCCAAACCAAGTTAGAAAAAGATGATATTGAAACAGCATTTACTTCTCCTTTTAAAATTTATAAATCAGGTAAAAATTATTTGCTTAGAGTAAACGTAAAACCAAATATTAAAATATATAGTGAAACGGATAGTATTATAAATATAGAGGATATTTCACAAGAAAAACTGTTAATATCTATTTTAGAAATACAGGGTATAAAATTTACTTCTAGAAATTTTCAAATAGAAATAGAACTTAAGCAATCTATGGTAGTTAGTCCAGACCCCTTTTTAGATTCTTGTTTTATTAAAAGAAGTGATAAATCACAAGTTCCATCACAAAAAAATATTAATGAAAGTGTAGTGGGAATTGTTTCAGCAATCGAAGATAACACGAATACTGTTATTCATATTGATACAAACAAACATACTTTAGAGACTGTAAAAACAGAACCATATAATTTAACTATTACACCTGACAAATCACAAGTTCAAAAAACAAATAGCAATATTAATGCTAATACAAATACAAATACAAATACAAATACAAATACAAAGAATAATGATATTTTAGGTTTAGAAGAAATCACAGATTTAGTATTTGAAGAAGATGATGATAAAAAACAAGAACAAGATACAAAACCAATGGCAAAAGTGGAATCAAAAGTGGAATTTGGAGATGAGAATATTACTTTAGAAATAGAAGATTTAAATAAAGATGTTAAAAAAGAAATAGATGACCCTAATGATTTAAAAGAAATGGAGCTAGGAGATAGTTTAGAGAATTTAGAAACTATAACATTGAAACAGCCAAATCAAGTATATTATGAAATTTATAAAAAGGCTAGAGAGAGAGCAAAGCAAGCAAAACAATCAGCTATATTAGCTTATTTAGAAGTTAAAAATATAAAAAAGACATACATGTTGGATGATATTGATGAAAGTGACGATGAAGATTTTAGTATGAATGAAATAATGGAAAATTGATAATAATAATTTTTGATAATAGAATAGGTTTCTATAATTCGAACAATTTCCAGACTAATTATTTTACAATTTAGATAAGTGAAATGTTTAGTAATAACTATAACTATTAATTAAATGTTTGTCAAACAATTAATTAATAATTTGAAAAATATTTTATCGCTAATTTTATATAATGAGTGACTTTATTTCTAAAATCTTGGCAGTCTTCCCAAAAGAGGTTAAAGATAATTGGATTTTAATTGTGTTGGCTATCATTGGATTCGTATATTTATTTAAATACTTCAACTCAAAGGGAATGTATGGTAGTGAAATGATGGAGTCCAATGAACAACCTGCTTACCAAAATGAGCGCAAAAATGGTCCTCTACCTGCTGAGGATATTGAAGCAAAGGGCAACGAGCGCTATTCTGATGTAGCTGGTGGTCAATCTGGAGTTCAAGGAATCCCAGCATCATGCGGCAAGCCAAATGTTCAGGACCCTTCTGAGCTTTTACCCAAGGATACCAACAGCCAATGGGCTCAATTGAACCCTGCTGGCCAAGGAGACCTTGCTAACATTAACTTGCTCAAGGCTGGTTACCACATTGGTATTGATACCGTTGGTCAATCTTTGAGAAATGCCAACTTACAGATTCGTTCTGAGCCTCCTAATCCCCAAGTTAACGTGGGACCCTGGAATGCCAGCACAATTACCCACGATTTTCTTAGACCACCTTTGGAAATTGGACAAGGAAGTCAATAAGCATAAATGCTAACAAAAATATTATCAATTTTAACAACATAAATTTTATTTATCAAAATCTTTATATTCATTAATTTTACACATATAAATATTTTGTGAACATAAACCCATATAAAAATTAGTAATCGATTATTACGCTGTTATTTTAGTTTGTCATTTATAAAGTATTTATATATATTAGACAAATATGTTTGAAAGAAGTGATATGTTGTTTTATATAATTTTAGCGTTTATTTTGCTGTTTTGTTTAAAAATATACAAGGACTCAGATGCTTATAATTTAAAGTGTATTATATCTGACGTGGATGGTGAAAAATATTGCGTAAGAGAGCGGGCAAAATTAGAATTAGCAGCAGATTTGTTAGCAAATGTGACCAAAAAGTGTAAAGAATTGGTTGCGTATGTAGCAAAAAAATATCCAGATAACGAGGATGTACAGCGTCTAGTTCAAAAATTTAATCCAAATAAAATATCTGAAACGCTTCCTACAAGCGAATACACAGCATACAGTGAAAACAAAGGCGAAAAATTGGCATTTTGTTTAAATACATCAAAAAAGTCGGACGCAAAATTAATAGATTTAAATACATTAACTTTTGTTGCGATACATGAATTGTCTCATATTATGACAAAATCAGAGGGTCATAAACAAATATTTTGGCAAAACTTTAAATTTCTACTAACTGAAGCAAAGGAAGCAAATATATATATGCCGGTGGATTATAAAAAAGACCCACAGCCGTATTGTGGTATGAATATTACAGATAATCCATATTATGATTTGGCTTAAATTGAGAACAATCAAATTTATAGTTTAGCAGTTACAATATAGAAAATAATAACATATATAATTATAATATATATGTCATTATTTCCAATATTTAAAGTAAATATAGTGAATGGCAGAGACAAAAATAAGCCAGATAAAATTGTGGTATTTTATGGAAATAATTTAGATAAAAATATAATCGAAATAAACAAATTATTTCAAAAAGACCCATCTAACAAAGTATTTGATAATATTTTTGATAGTATCGAGTTGGCTACTATACAAAAAAACAATATATCAGTTATTTTTGTCGATTATATGATATATATAGATGATAGCATCGGTATAATAAAACTCAAAATATTTGAAGCTTTACAAAGAAGTGTATCTATGGATGAATTGTATTTATTTTGTTTAAAACGAGAGAAGTTAAATCCTATTACTGTTTATCAAAATTTAACACAAAATGATAAACTAACTTTAACGAAGATTCGATTGAATCAAATACTTTTAAATATTTATGATACAGATGGAGAACTTATGAATTTTGACTTGCCAAATAAAGAGAAATATACATTTGATGATATAATTAAACTAGATTTATCCGACCGTGATTATATGGTAGCAAATGTGTTAGGACAAAAATTTGTTTTTAGTAGCGAATATCCATTTGTAGCAAATCCATATTTAATAACAGAATACGACGCATTGTTGGAGCACTCTAGAAGTGAAATGTCGTCCTTGAATAATAATTTATTGTTGGAGACAGGTCCTATATTTAATAACACAATTTATGTTTGTCTAGCACAGAATGTTTTTGAAAAGGACAATATATCAATCGATTATACAGCGAAAATATATTTTCCATTTTTATACAAAGATAATATAACTACTGTTGAAAAATTAGATAGCAAACGAAATACATTAATAAATAACACTGTCATAAAGATATCGGAAAGAAACAATAAAAATGTTAGTTTGTTTTATGATATATTTCGCTACAAAAAAGAAAGCGGTAAATTTTCCGAAAATACAAACAAAAAGGGAATTACTTTTATTAAAATAACAATGTATCCAGATTTTAAAATAAAAATACCAATTGATGTTATATTTAAATTATTACATGCTACAAAAGAGTCGCCTCTAATTAAATTCAATCCAGAAACGCGTCAAGAAAATATTTATCGTTTATATGCGGAACAAATTTCTATAGATGGTCGTAAAATTCCTTACCTAAATAAAGCGAATATATTGAAAATGGTAAGAAATATTGGTAAAAATAAGAGTGTCTCAGTATACACAAATATTGTATATAACGGTGTAACATATAATATGGTTTGTGAATTTTATGATAATGGTTCTATTTCAGTATATCCATTTACCGACCATTTCTCTTCGCCTATTTTAATTAAAAATGATAATTCCAATCCATTTGAAGATATAGATAGTATTATTGAATTAACTATAAATCCATTAATTCAACAGATAAAACCATTTTTCGAACAAAGTGGGCTTGAATTGTCATTATTTAAGTCTATTCAGTCGACAAATGTAGAGATTCGAGATTTACAGTATCAAACAGTTTATTCTATTAAGACATCTATAAATATTGGCAAGTATATTGGCTGCGTTTCTAGTATTTTTGCTGTAGAAAAAGATGAATTAGAAGGAAAAAATAAGCAGGCTATTATGCGTTTAAAACGTGTATCCAATTTTAACAAACGTGACAGTCAAGAAGCATTTATTATTGAGAAAATAGACCAAGGATTTAAATTTGACGAAATAGTATTGGGGTTAACTGAAAATTACGATAATATGGACGAAGAAATTGCTATGGAATTAATATCTAAAATCAGGAATGAATTAGAACTTACACGTGGCGCCAATCGACGTCGTGATTTGATGATTAAAATAAACCCTGGGTTTAAAACTACAGTAGAATTAAATACAATAAGTAGCGAAATAACGGTAACAGTTAGTGGTATAAATGATATATATTATTTAAATACTGTTCCTATTTATATTGATTCTTTTGTTAGAATTACGCAAGATTCTAAAAGCACTGATATACCTGCGTCCCAAATAAAAAAACTGTGTTCTGGAAAAGAAATTGAAGACATCGAATTTGAAGATATTGTGGCTCAATCGGAAAAAAACATTGGTGAAAATAGTGTTCCCATTTTTCAAAATGATTTTGTTATTTATCCTGACAAGAAACAAGTATATAATGAATTAGAAGTGGGTGAAAATATGGATGATTTATTATATAATTTGGGCTTTGAAGAGGAAGATATAGAAGTCAACAAAGGTGGGCAACCAAATGATTCTGAAGAACTAGATTTAAATGATTTATCCAGTTTATCAGAAGCCAAATTGTCTGAATCCAGTTTATCAGAAGCCAAATTGTCTGAATCCAGTTTATCAGAAGCCAAATTGTCTGAATCCAGTCTTTCAGAAGAAATTGAGAAACCACCAATTGTCGCAAAACCTACAGTAGAATTAGACGAAAGTTCATTAAGCGACTCAATTGAGAAACCGAAACAAAATATTCCAGATATAATACCTAAAGAATCTAGACATATAACTGAAATAGAAGAGGAGGAGTTATTCATCGACAAACCAAGGGATAAAAAGGATAAAACAGATAAGACAGATAAAAAAATTATGGAAATTGGAAGGGAAATGGAAAATACAGTGCGAGACATTACTGGTATGAAGTTAAAATATCCAAACCCATTTTCAGCTCGTTTAGAAAACCGTGCTCCTCAGTTATTTGTAAGAGCAAAAAATGAGAAGATAGATGTTTATACAAGAATGTGTCCATTTAGTTTAAGTGACAGAAGACAACCAGTTATATTAACAAAAAAAGAGAGAGATGAAATGATAGCAGAACATCCAGATGATATTAACGAAGAAGCGGATTTTATAGAGTATAGCACAGACCCAACAGATTCGTCTAAGAAATTTTATTATACTTGCCCTCGTTACTGGTGTTTATTAACAGACAAAATGGTTACTGAAAAAGATATATTAGAAGGCAAATGTGGACCTAAGGTCGATAAAGTAGAAGACGCAATTATTCCCAATAAAGCAGACGAAGTTCCAAAAAATAGATATGTTTATCAATTTTATGATGATAAAGAGACAAAGTATCCCGGCTTTCATAAAAAACAAACCCCTTCAGGGTTATGTATTCCTTGTTGTTATAATAAATGGTCAACTTCTGAAATGAAAACTAGAAGAGACATATGTCAAGGAAAACAAGTGGATGATAAACAACCAGACGGAAAGGAAATAGGTCAACCAGAAAAAGAATTAAAACGCGATATTCAAGAGGTTGAAAATTATGTAAAGGGTCCCGAAAAATATGGACCACAATTGGGCAAAGAACGTTGGGGATTCTTACCAATTGTTGTTCAAAAATTTCTCAATGAGGTAAATGAAGAGTGTCAAATAAGTAAAACAAATACAAACTTGAAACCCAATCATATGTGTTTGTTAAGACACGGAGTTGAAACAAGTTCGCAACAGTCATTTATAGCTTGTATGGCAAGTGCTATGTTTTATGGACAATTAGATAAAACGAAAAAACCGCTTATACAAAAATATCTACCTAATGCTAAAACCAATGTCCCAACTATTAAAGAAATGAAAGAAATAATTATAAACGCCATTGATGTAGACAAATTTATTAAATATCAAAATGGTGATTTAGTCACTAGTTTCGCAAATACAGAATTAGAAGTCGATATTAATAAACCAGAATACAAGAAATCTGTGTTATACAAAAAAATACAAAAAGCAGCTTCACAAATGGTGGAAACTAACGAAGACGATGAACATGATGAAGAGTATAAAACAAATCGCGAAACCCAGTTGGCATTTTTCACAAAGGTGGTTCAATCCTTTGAAAACTTTATATCCTTTTTAAGAGACAAAACAATACAAATTGATTATACATATTTATGGGATATAATTTGTATGCCAAATCCATCACTATTTGAAACAGGATTAAATCTAATTATTTTAGAAATTCCTGACGATGATATTACAAATAATATTGAACTCGTTTGCCCAACCAATCATTATTCTTTAAATACTTATAACGCACGACGTCGCAGTTTATTTTTAATAAAAAGAGATGTATATTTTGAACCCATATATGGTTATTTTACAGATGAAGCCACAAATAGATTATTGGTAACAAAAACATTTAGTGAATATGATAGACAATTACCTAAGTCATTGAAAGCATTTTTTACAAAAATAGTGAAACCAACATTGGGTGAAAAATGTCGTCCACTTTTAAGTAGACCAAATGAATATAGATTTAAACAGCCTATGTTATTAGATGAGCTAATACATTTGTTACAGCATAAAAAATATACTATTATTGAACAAATATTAAATTATCAAGGAAAGGTTATTGGTTTGTTAGTTAAAAATGATAAAGGTATGGAAGGGTTTATTCCTTGTTTTCCATCCTCACTAACAACCTTAAAAAATAAAAAATCAAGTGAATCAGGTGAAACAGACTTTGGGTTTTCATATGTGTCCGATGATATTTGGAAACCTTATAAAGAGACATTTGATTTTTTAAAGGAATATTATAATTATAATGATAATATTAGTGGTGAAGAGGCAGAAAAAACAAATTGTTCAGACGAAGGCAGATTTTGTAGAGTTGTAAAAGATGAACAGGTTATTGGGTTTTTAACAAATACAAATCAGTTTATAAGAATTTACGAGCCAGTTCCAGTTGCTTTGGTCGATAATAATATTAAAACAATCACAAGTAATGATGCCATTGTGGCAGACATGGAGATACTAACTACGACAAAAAATGATTCGAAACGTATTGATTATATTAAAAGGATACAATTGGAAACCAATTTTTACAATGCGTTTAGAAATACAATTCGAATTTTATTTAATGATTATTCCAACAGTGAAAAGAGAAAAGCAATACAAGATGTATGTAGTCAACGATATGGTTTATATAGACAACAGTTAAATAAAGTTATTGAAATGTTACACGATTTAGTGGATAATGCCGTAATATTTTATACAAAAGAAAATGGTTTTGATTATAAAGCAGTAAATGAAAATGAAATACACACTTGTATTTCGAAATTAAAAAATAATTGTGATAACGTTTCATCTATGTCTAGTGTTTGTAGAATAATAGATTCTAAATGTACTTTGATAATACCAAAAGAAAATTTGATTACATATTCGGATAACGAAATATACTATTATGAGAGAATGGCAGATGAGCTCATTAGATATAATCGAATAAAGTCATTTATATTTAAACCACAAGCATATTTGTCATTTGGGCAAATTAAGTATAATTTACGTAATGATGAAATAATTGTATTACAAGATTTATTGAATGTCGACTTTTTTAAAAATTTGGAGCCAGCAGAAATAAATAACTTTGCGAAAAATCAAACATACGATACAGCGGCTCCTATTATAACACAGGCGTATAATAATGAGTTCAAACTAGATGATGAAGAAGGTCCTAGATTACAAGCTCAACAAGAGAGAAATTGTCTTCCATCAAATCCTGAAAAAATAACATCAGTTGTCTGGAAAAAAAACTTTCCTACAAAATATTCAGAAATATTATATGGTGGAAATAATACGTGTTCCTTTTATTTAATAATAGATATACTAGCGAAGGTTAAAGGTATACAAACTTCGATAGAAGAAGTAAAGAGAGTTTTAATATCCGAATATATGAGACTTTGTGATAATAACAGAGATAAAACTAAATTAGAAAAGATAATTAATATTTTAAAAGAAGAGACCCAAGTAGATGCTCCTCAACTGGAAGAAGGAGGTTTACTGACATTTGAAAAAATGATTAATCAAAAACAGTATTACATGGTTAATTTTGATTTATGGATTTTACTAAGTAAATATGAAATACCAAGTATACTTATTTCTAGTAAGGAAATACCTGAAACCAGATACAACAAAAATGTGTTTACAACTTTTACACCACAAAATAATAGAGAGGCAAAATATGTATTTATTTTAGCACCAGCTTTATACAAGAGAGAATCCATAAAAATTCCAGAGTATAAAATTATAATGAATGAAGATAAGCAAATTGAAATAAGCTTAGATTCATTAAGAGAACCAGAAAGTGTGAAAGAATCTATAGAAAATTATTATAATGTTGATGAATATGTTGATACTGTTTATGAGAAAGATATCACTACAAAATATAAACCAAAAAGAAAGGGAGTCAGAAATATTGAGTTTGTTTTTGAAGATGAAGCCGAAAAGCCTGTTCCAGCGGTTATTCAAGAACCAGATGGCAAAAGAATAGTAAAAATAAAAAAGGTCAAAAAAATAATGCCTACTATATTTTTGGAAGAAGATATTGAAGATAATCCACCACAAGAAGAGAAACCTATAGAAACTCCTGTTAGATTAGAAGATATACTAAGGTTAAGAGAAGAGGCAAACATTGAAAAGGTTGAAAAAACTAGAAAACGTCGTGAAAAAAAACTGGCAGTTAATCCTCACGGAAAAACTAAAAAGAAGTTACCTAACATAGAATTTAATGTGTTATCATAGTTAGTAACGAATATAAACCAAACTCAAAAATTATATATTATATATTATATATTATATATTATATTCATACGCATTATTAATCTCATCGTCACTATCGCTTTCGCTTTCACTATTGCTATTATTATCATATATGTTAAAAAGGTTGGAATACTGTGATGTCCCGGTTGTTATATTATAAAAACCAATGTGTTTTGTGTTAAATGTATGTGTTGTTTTAAATTTTTTTATATTTGTTAATAATGGATTTTTATTAGAATAGTATGTTATGACCTTAACAGTTTTCCTTCCGAAAAAATTATTAAAATCATAAAATACTTTTAATTTACTGAATAAAACGGATTTGTGAGATTGTTTTCTATTATTATTCGAATCGTAATAAAAAATGTAATAATACAATAAAAATGGTCTAAAAATTTCTACTAATAAAGATTTGGGAAAATCTTCATGAATTTTTAGTTTTTTTGTATAATAATTTTCTTTTAACATTAACATTACCGATTTAAATAATGTATTCGCAGGTGAATTCATAATATATTTTTCAATAGCAGTTTGTCTTAGCAATGACTCATTTTTATTATTAAATGCTTCTTTATTAAATCCTTCAATAAAAAATAAATGAAATAATACTGAAATAAGTCTTGGACTATCTTTCATTTTAAAATAAATGTTATATAAGGTGGATAAGTTAAATGTCTCATTATTATAGGGATTCTTTGGTATTAGTGGTTCGGTAAAAAAATTAGGAGCATTTGTTATAGCTGTCTCTATAATATGTATTAAATCATTCAAGTGAAATAAATAAATAGATTTTGATTGTATTAAAACAAAAGTATTCACATCATTTATGTCTAGTGGATTTAATGATAAATCATTTGTAACAACTCTTTTGTATTTTTTGTATCTATATAGGTTCGCAAATTTACAAAACGAAAAATATTTTTTTTGGGCGTCTGAAAAAGCAAGTAATATTTTTTCTTTAAGCTGTTTTGAAATAAATATATTTTTGAATATTTTTTTTAAACTTATTATTTTTATTTGAGCAAATAAACTAAAATTAGTTTCATTTTTATATTTTGGTCTCGTTCTATTAATATTTATTTTGTCTTGAATATCATCTATTAAGTAATAAATATAAGGAGAAATATCGGCACTTTTTTTATTGATGTTAGTTGTTCTATTTATATATATTTGGGGATTAAATGGGGATAATTCATCTCCTGCTATCAATGATGAGTCTTGAAATGTATAACTATTTCTCTTGATGCTATTTTGTAATATATTAAAAAAAATATTCATAGATTATTATCTTTTTAATTTTTTAATATATTATTTTGATTATATTGTAATTATTATAAAATTATTATTGTTTTATTTTTTATTTTTTGATTTTTTGATTTTTAAAATGGTTTATAATCATCATTCATATCACCCATTTCTTCTATCTTAATATTTGTAATATTTGTATCTATTGTTAAATTCTTTATGCTACAAGGTTCGTCTTTTGTCTCTAATCCTGAAAACAACTGGTCTTCAATCAATTCTTCATTTGACTTATATTCCATCTTATATTTTTCATCTAATTTAATCATTTCATTAATATCCAGTACAACTTGAAATGCGGCTGTTCCATACAACCCTTCTTGACCACACATAACGTTAGCGGAAATTCCTCTCATTGTATCTAACTCAGCATGTCTTGCTGCTTTCAAAAACATTTCCGGTGTTTCTTCGAATGATGCTTTTGCTATAGGACCAATATCATCATTATTAATTCCATGTCTAAATATGGAAATCATCTTGTGACTAAATGTCATTCTATCGCATAATAATGTCATATGGTGAGCATTTACATAAGCATCATCAAACTCCAACACATCTGATAATTCGTTATACAATGCTTGTCTAGCGGCTTCCATGCCTAACACATTGTATATTTCAATAATATCGTTACTGGATGTTCTATTTGGGTCAATGTAATCTAGACCTAACGCATCTAACATATTAGTTCCAATGGTATCCAAAACCCATATATCACGTTTCACATATGCTCCAGCATTTTCTACTAAGTTGTCCTTAATTTTTCTAAGTATCACCTTATCAATATTTTTAATGCCTCGCAACACAATGTTATTAAGCAAAGCATCTTGGAAATTCTTTAATAAATATATCTGGTCAGATTGGTCTAGTGGATTCAATTTAGTTTTCTTTTGACTTCTATTGGAATTGTTATTAATTATATTGTTCATTCTAATTCTAAATACCAGTTTATCGGCATTGTAATCCGAATAAACACAAGATATCTCATCTTTATATGTATTATTTAGTGTAAAATTAACATCATTCATTGTTATATTTTTTTCCAACATTGTCTCAGGGTCTAATACCATTCGAATAATCCACTTAGATTTCTCTTGCTCATTTTCATTATTACCTGGTTCTGTAAGTTCCATACATTCCGCAATCATATCTTCAAATTCTTTGTATTGAGCCATTGTAGTTTTGTCTTCTTCTATTAACGTATGTAAATCATCTGGGTCAAAGCATATTTCAATTGATTTCACAATTTCCTTCAACTTTGTATGCTCTAACATATATTGAATTACATTCGCCTTTTCTTTATCAGTCTCATCTTCTGGCTTTAAGTATACAGTTAATGAAGGATTTTTCAATGAAGCAGACAAAGCTAATAACTCCTCCATTCTTGGCACACCACGAGTTACATTGGATTTTGAAGCAACCCCCGCAAAATGAAACGTATTTAGTGTATTATGAACTATAATACCATAATCCGTCATAAATGTTTGGTTTGCTGGAACTGTAAAATCGTATACATAATCAGTTTGGTCTGGAATAATAATCTCAATATTAACAATTTCGTCCCAAACTACATCTGATGATGCTGCTTGTTTTAGGATTTGAAGTTCATTCGCAATGCTTTCGGCTTTTTCGTGTGCCTCAAATACTTCAATATACTTTTGTAAAGTTCGTCGTCCAATTGACTCTTTCTTTGTCCAACGTCCATAGTTTCTACTTTGGCCTGGTAATCCAAGTGTTTTGCCGCATTTGGCAATTACTTCGCCGAGTCCATTAATTTTATCAATTTCATCTGGTAAATTAGTCGCTTCATTGCGTTCACAATACTTTACCAAATTCATTAATTTATCAGGATGGACAAGACTTCCGATTTGGTCTTGATATGACTTGGAATACTTTGCGGAAATTGACAAGTTATAAATAGTTGAACCTTTTACAAAGTTTTCCTTGATGGAACCAAATATGTCGAAATAGTTTAATAATAATGCTATATCTTTTATCATTTGTTTACTACGACTACATACACGAATTTGATGATGTTTATCATCGGATTGGAAGTTACCGTCGCCATCAAAATATGATTGTATTAATCCTGCTTTAAATTCTAATGGCGCTAGGAACGCAAATTCTGGTAAATGTTTAACAAACGAGCCATTATTACACGTTCTCAATAACATATCCGCAAGTGGTTTACAAGTAAATATTGTTGTCATTCCTGGTCCATATTCACCTGGTTTGTCATTAAATTTACATGTTTTACCAAATCTCTTAGCAAATAGTTTTGTATTTTCTATGAAATGTTCTGAAATATTTGTAATATTTATGACTCCAGTTACAGTTTGTTTTCCAGAGTTTTTACTTAAATGACCCTCTGCTAAATATGCTCCGATGAACCATCCAAACAAATAATCTAATTTATGTTCAGTTCCATCTATCATAATTGTGTCATTTATAAAACTATTATCAATATGTTTTGCTACAGGAATTCTCATTCCTTCTTTCAAATCCGCCCCAACAATTGGAACAACTGTTTGGTTATCACGGATTAAATGTGAATGACTTAATGTTGTTGTTACTTTTCTACCACTTCTGGTGGTGACCTTTACTAAATTACCATTTACTGGGTGACGACTGACGTGCGATATTTTATTCCAGTGTGTTTTCTCTTTTCCATCTACACCAATAATATAATATTCGTCATCAAGTGCGTCTAATAATGTTTCCACACTGTCTACGTGACCAGTATTAAAGGTATATTGAGGATTTTTTTCGATTAGTGTATCACATAATTCTCCAATTGGTCCTGAGACCATAGAAATTATTTTTGAAATTTTATTTATTTTTACACACCTAATATGCTCACAAAATGGACTGCTCATTTGCGTGGTTGGCTCTCCAATGCTCTGGGCGGCAATCATTCCAACCATTTCACCGGGGGCAACAAGTGCGCGTTTATAATCAAGTATAATAGTTTGTAACAATATATCAAGTGCCTTCTTGTTGAAGCGTTTATTAATAAGTAAATCTTTTGGAGACAAATAGTAAAAGTATAATACTTTGAATAGTTCGGTAGGTGGGGCAAAGTGTATTTTATTTAAATTCCCAAATGCCTCTTCAATCATTTCAAATGCTTCTAATAAAGTGATATCAACAAGTGAGTTAGGGTTGATATTTTGTTGTCCCATAACATTTTTAATAATATACATAAACGCAACAGGAACGCGAACAATTTTTTCTGATTTGTAATTAAATATATTTTTGATAATTTTATCTCGACTTGTAATCATATAATCGGTGTAAAACTTACATTTTTCTTTAATAGTTTGTTCTTGTTTCTTTTGTCGCGTAAATGCGGCTTTAACAAACATACCAGATAATGCCTTTGTTTGAGTTTTATCTTCAGGAATATTTATGTGAGCATAAATTTCTTGTAAATTCATTTCAACAATAGGTATTTCTTGATTTTCTACTTTAATAGTGTCAATTGAATCTTCGCCGTAGGCAAACTGAACAATTTTACCTTTATTTGTTCGGATTGTCATATCATAATTGACCATTAAATCCTCAAGGGCTTTAATCAAACGTCTTTGAATGTATCCTGTTGTGCTGGTTTTTACTGCTGTATCAATAAGACCAATACGACCACCCATAGCATGAAAGAACACTTCTTGTGGAGATAAACCATCAATATATGAGCTTTCAACAAAGCCACGAGATGCGGGCGAGTCATCGTATTTTGTATAATGTGGAAGTGTTCTGTGTTCAAAACCATAAGGAATTCGTTTTCCATCCACGTTTTGTTGACCCAAGCAAGCGGTCATTTGTTGAATGTTAATTTCTGAACCCTTTGAACCGGCATTAAACATAACAACAAACCTATTATCTTTGCTCAAATTTTTAAGTGATTCTCTTCCTGCGTCGTTTTGTGCTTTACTTAAAATATTATTAATTTTTGTTTCAAATTCTTCTTGATTTGTTTTTCCTGAATTATTTTCAAATACGCCGATTTGAACTTGGTCAATTAATTTTTTAACATCTGCTTTTTTATCGCTAATAATACTGATAATTTTAGCATTTGTTGTAGCATCTGTAATCAAGTCACTGATACCAACACTGAAAGCACTTTGTTTCATATATTCAGTAACAATGTTTTGTAAATCATCTATAAATTTAGCGGCAGCCATGTTTCCAAAACTATTACAAACACGATGGATAAGTCCTTTTGTTCCAGAACCTAAAATTCCTTTATCCATTTGTCCGCGAATATATTGACCATTTTTAATCTCAACGATATTATTTGAAGTTTCTGGTTTCTCTTTTTCATCGCTATATTGCTTATTTTTTACCTTTAATGAAATAGGAGGAAATATTTGCGATAATACTTCGAAGTTTGTGACTTTATCTTCTTTTGATTTTCCATCAAATAAAGCTGCTGTGTTAACACGATTGAACATCATTAGCAAATTCATCGCGTCTTTTTGAGTAAACTGAATATTCTCTCTTGTAAATCTGTATGAACCAAGCATAGAATCTTGGTATATTCCTATAATTGCCGCATTGTTTCCAGGACTAATAATTTGATACGGCACTGCGGCCAAATTGAGTAATTCTGATTCTGCCTCTGGGTCCTGTGGCATATGTAAATTCATTTCCAATGAATATCCCTATGGTTTCCCAAAGGGTCGGAGTACACCTTGTGCCTCATCAGGTTGATTAGACCTTCATATGAGACCCGTAACCGTCTACTCTCTGAACCTTCCCCGTGCTCTATCATAACGAGTTTAGGGGCTTGGCTGCTGATTATCCAATCCTTCACATTTTTACCATTGGCTTCGGCTATTAACCGAGTTCCTCTAACACTTTTCAGAGTTAGAGTGGTAGTGAAGGCTCTAAGGAACTTCCAGCAATTTGGTCACGTTGCTAAATGATTCTTTAAATATTTTATAAATTCTATTGCACTTAATTTACTTTCATCTAATGAAATATGAACTCCACCAAAATCAGCTTTAATTCTGTCTATATAAACATACCAACCATATTGCGAATTATTTCTTTTTAACGGTTTAATATATTTTTCAATATCATCATCTATATGTTTGATATTTTTAAACCTTTCAAATTTTTTATCTTTATGATAGTTTAATACCCCATTAGACACACGTTTTTTGCTTTCATCACTATGAGTAAATACACTACCTCCATTCTTCAAGTTATACCCATTAGGATACAAAGAATTTAACTCTTTAATGTAGTATATTTCTCGTTCATCAGCATTTGATATTTCACAACATTCAATTAATTCAACCACAAAATCAGCAACACCATATTTTCTGATGGCATTATTTAAAAAGTGTGATTGATTTTTCTTTGTTGAGAAAGCTTCTGATATGTGACATCTAAATCTGCCTTCGTGTCCATATGGTCTATATCGTTTATGGTTTAATATATGAGATACAGCTTGACCAACATATATTTTTCCATTTGATAGATTTACTATTTTATATATTTCGCAATATCTTTTTGACTCATCATCTAAAATGGTATTTGATAGTTCTAAATGTTTTGATGGTTCCATTTATTATAAAATATGTATTTATGTTTAAGTGCTTTTATTAAGAATCAATTAACTAGGGAGTTGCACGCTTTTCACGCTCCCTGTTGGGGACAAAATGTTCTTTACATATGTCTATCCCCGTCAAACGGTTGTTCCCAAGGGTTTCCCAAAGGGCCGGACTGTATCTTAAGCAGATTCAGGTTGATTAGACCATCATTATCTACCGGCTTCCGTTCAGTCTCTGAATGCCTTTCATATCCTATCATAACGGATTTAGAAAGTAGCACTGCGGATTGCCCAATCCTTCACATTTTTACCATTGGGTTCGGCTATTAACCGAGTTCCTCTTATTTCTTTCAAAACAAGAGTGGTAGTGAAGGCTCTAAGGGGTTTCCCGCAACAAGAAGTCTTGCCTCAAATGAGACTAGGGAGTTACACGCTTTTCACGCTCCCTGTTGCCGACGTTGACTAGTTGGAACTAATCTGTGACGATTTGTCATCACAAGGTTCATCGGCATTGTATGGTTTAGTATCGGCTACATTCATTCTAAATGTATCACCTTTTTTCATAATTCGAGCGATGTGACACATCATACTCATTCTGTGTAGTGTTGGTTGACGATTAAATAATATAGCATCACCGTCCATCATATGACGATGAACAATATCTCCATCTTCCAACACAATAACTTTTCTATCTAAATAACGAAGCGTAATCGACACTCCATTCGATTTTTCTAATATTTTAGCTCCAGGCCACACGTCAGGTCCATTTTGAACTAATTTAGTTAAGAAATCTTTATTGACACGATTAACAATTACAGGTTTCGTAATATTTTTAGCAATTTTCATAGGAATGCCTAATTCTCTAATGGAAATATTAGGGTCCGCAGTAATGACTGAACGAGCACTAAAATCTACACGTTTGGCCATTAAATTGCCTCTCATACGACCACCCTTGCCGTTCAATCTATCCATAATTGATTTCAACGGACGTCCCGAACGTTGTGCTACTGGATTAGAACCAGGTATTTTGTTATTAATTTGACTAGCTACGTGATATTGTAGCACATCCATCCATTCATTAATAACATTTTCTGGTGCGTTATTTTGAATTTTCTCTTGTATAGTTTTATTAGTTTTAATAATATTTACTAAAATATGACTTAAATCGTCTTCAGAACGTTGTTGAGCATCATGCTTTACAGATGGTCTAACTGCTGGAGGAGGAACTGCCATAACTTGACAAATCATCCAATCAGGACGAGACCAAATAGGACTGAATCCCATAAAGGTAACATCTTCATCGGAAATACGCTTAAATATTTTTAATACTAGTTCAGGAGTCAAAGGAATGACAATATTCTCATCTTCTTCTTCACTAGTATTTGGCCATTCAGCATACAATGAAGCAATCCCTTCTTTTTTGATTCGTTTTGGTTGTAAACAGCCGCAACCATCTTCAGTATCTTCACCACATCTTTTTGTGTCTTTACACAATTCGACAACATATTTCCATCGCGCTTGTCCTTGCATTTTAAGTGCTTGTTTGTATTTTTCTTTAGAAACCAAAAGTTTGCTACATTTAAAACAAACACAGCGTAAAATTTTCTGAATAGTAGATAAGTATTGAATATAAAATACAGGTTTGGCTAATTCGATATGACCAAAATATCCAGGTGTTTTCATATAGTCTAAACCATCCGTAGGACAGATTAATCCAGGTTCCAAAACACCCATACGAGGGTCGAATAGCCCATTAATTACTGGTTTATTGCCGTTATATGTATCACGAGTAGTAATTTCGGCGACAGACCCCTTACGGATTTCTTCAGGAGACAATATACTAAATTGAATCCCGATAACCTTGGAGCTGTTGTTATTTTGCATATTTTTAGCGTTCATTGACATTCTCTCTTATATAATTATGTTAATAATATTTATATTGTTTAATTTCAATTTTATTTTAATTTAAAAATATATGGACAATATAATATTTATAAAATTTGTAAACATATATTGTAATAAAAATATTAAATAATTATCACTTAAAAATATAACAACATAACATACTAAGAAAATGAAAAAAGATACTGCGATTAAAACTAGAAGTCAAACTAAAAAGGCCAAAAAAGAAGAGGCTTCCAGACTTAGAAAACATAATGACACTTCTTCAGATAGTGACTATGATAGTGAAAGTGATGAAGATGAAGAAGAATTAGATATACACGAATACCGAAAATTTCTAGCAAAAACATTTCCTTCTAAACATATGGATAAAAAGGTTAAAGCTGGTAAAAAGTTACAAAAGGCTTTAAAGGATGATTATAGTGAACAAACTTCATCTATTAATGACGATGATAGTGAAAGCGACGAAGAATATATTCCAAAAAAGAACAAAACTAAACCCAAGGAAAAAAAGAATAAATCCAAGAAGGTTGTTTCCAGTGAAGAAGAGGAAGATGATAGTGAATCTGAAGCGGAAGAAACTGTTGAAGAGGATTCTGAAGTTTCAGAAGAAGAATCCGAAGAAGAAGTTGTTAGTAAAAAGAAGACAATAAAATCCCCGACTCAAAAAAAATCTAATAAATTTAATATTATATTTACTATTGGAGACAAACGCAATAAAAAAAATAATTATATTGATGATGAAGATGATGAAGAAGATGTATGGGATACTTGTAGTGACGAAGATTACGATGAAGACGAAGAAGAACAAGTAACTGAAAATGAAGATGACCCAATTAGCTCTTCTGAAGATGAAGACGAAGACGACGATGAAACAGATGTAACCGAATCGAAATCATCTTCTAGCAGTAATAAAAAGGAAAAGAATAAAAAGGAAAATGAAAAGAGTAAAAAGATACAAAAAACTACGGATAAAAAAAATGAGGTTGATGATTCAAGTATAAATGTTAAAAATGAAAATCACTCAAGTTCAGAAAAGGAGTCGGATATTTTAAAAGCATTGAAAGAGTTACAAAATAAGGGTAAGGATGATAAATTAATCACACAATGTATCAAAGCTTGTGAAGAAAAAATTGAGGTTAATAAAAAATCACAAGAGAAAAAGATGAAAAAGTATAAAGAGAGAAATGGGCGTATTTTTAAACGTATTTTACACGACAAAAATACAATGAATGATTTTGACTTTTTCGAGAAAATGGACCCAAATAACCAGAAAAAAATAATAAAAGAGATGCGCGAAATAAATAAAATAACCCGAATCGAAAAGCCATATCGTTTAACTTTATTAGAATCCGATATACCAACCAATTTAAAAGGAGCTGCTATGAAAAAAATTAGTTCTTTGCGATATATGGAGCCAGGAAGCGGTGAATACTATAAGATAAAGAATTGGGTAGACACATTTATGCGGTTGCCATTCGGAAACTATAAAACATTACCAATTTCAATTGAAGATGGAGTAGAAGCTTGTCACGAATTTATGGCGAATGCTCAAAAAACATTGAATGAAGCAGTTTATGGATTAAATGACGCTAAAATGCAAATTATGCAGTTGTTAGGACAACTTGTTACAAATCCAAAATCAATTGGAACCGCAATAGCAATACATGGTCCAGCCGGAACGGGAAAAACATCTATTGTAAAAGAAGGAATTAGTAAGATTCTAAATAGGCCATTTGCGTTTATCGCTTTAGGTGGTGCTACGGATAGCAGTTTTCTTGAAGGACATGGATATACATATGAAGGTTCAACGTGGGGTAAAATAGTTCAGATTTTGATTGATAGTAAATGTATGAATCCAGTGATATATTTTGACGAATTAGATAAGATAAGTGAGACGCCGAAAGGAGAAGAAATCACTGGAATTTTAACACATCTAACAGATACAACTCAAAATTCTCAATTTCACGACAAATATTTTTCCGAAATAGATTTCGATTTAAGTAAATGTTTGTTCATTTTTAGTTACAATGATGAAAGCAAAGTCAATCCCATTTTGAAGGATAGAATGTATAGAATTCAGACAAAAGGGTATAATCAAAAACAAAAGACTGTTATTTCAAACGATTATTTATTACCAAGAATCCGAGAACAAGTTAAATTCAAAAACGATGATATTATTATTCCACCTGATGTTATACATTATATTATTGATAATTTCTGTGGCAAGGAAGATGGTGTGCGAAATTTAAAACGCTGCTATGAAATTATATATACAAAATTAAATTTATATCGTTTGATGCGTCCTGATTCAAATTTATTTGAAGAAGATATGTCATTAAAAGTAGAATTTCCTTTTACTGTAACGAAAAATATAGTGGATAAATTAATAAAGGGTTCAAAGGAGAATATATCTGCTTTACATAATTTATATGTGTAAATTAAAAAGAAGGCCAATAAAGACAATGTAAAATTGATATAAAAGGTAAATACAATTTATATTAATGAACGACACTAATTGCGCTGTAACTCGCGAAATAGAAATAGTAAATGAAATACAAGAAATGACACAAACTATAAGTTTTTTTTTACAAAATATTCAAACTGTAAAAAACAAAATTTTGAAAAAGATAATAGAAATAGATAATAATTATTTTACAAAAAAATCAGAATTATTATCAAAATTTAACCAATTGTTTGATAAACTTACTACAAATGATTTAATTGATGAGTCTATTGATTTCACAAATTATACAAATGATATTTTATTAACTAGTTGTCATAATCATGAATATATTGATGATTTAATAGATGTAGATGTAGACCGCTCATTAAAAATTACATACTGTAGAATATGCGAAGTTACAAAAATGAAATAAAAACAAATACCATTATATTTTCATTTTATAATATATAACATAAAATGAAAACATCTAGAAGGAATAAATCGACAAAGAATAAAAAATATATTAAAAATAAAACTCATAAACACAAAAATAAAAAAACTTTTTTACAAAAGGGTAACGGAAAACAGGAGCGTGAACGCGAAAGAATCAAAATGGAAAGACTAGAAAAGGAACAACTGGAAATGAAACGAGAATATATACGAACACAACAAGATATAAAACAACGTTTCAGGAATACATTTATAAATTTATTTAACAAAATAAAGACCGCAATAGAAAGCAAAAATAAGGATAAAATAAATACAAGTATAGTAAACTTTTATGATAGTTTTTCTAGTAATCGCACTGGAATAAACACATTAATACCAGTAAATAACAATAATTATCCTATAAATAAAATACCTTCTCTCAATAGTGACAATTTTGAAGAAGATAAATTAATCTATAATTTTGTGCCTCTATTAGTAGTTATTTATCAAAATATAAATGATATTAAAATTAAAAAGGAAATTACACGGCTTTATAAACAAAATATGGGGAACATTAATTTAGAGAGCAGCAAACTACATATAACCGCTTTATCTTTTGCGGTTATGAATCGCGATAAAGATTTAGTTAATTTTTTATTAGAAAATGATGCGGATAAAAATACATTAACTGATGACCAAAAAGTAATATTAGCTGAATTGATAATCAAACCTGTTTCAAAAAAGAAAATTCAACCAAAACCAAATATGGAAAACAAGGTGGAAACAAAAGAACCTATGAGAGAACCAGAAAAAATAGTTAGTATCCCAATTGCTGTTGCGCCAGTAAAATTGATATTATCAGCTGAACAACCTTCTGAATATAATCCAAATATTGAACCTGAATTTTGGAAACCTATATTTCAAGAAAATGAATTGACAACAATAAGACAAATTCTTACAGAAATGATTAATCGAGATATTAATATTCCAATTATAAAAAAATCACCAGATAGTTCTTACAAAGAAGTTGAAACCATGTGGAGTATTTGTCAAATAAACCAGTCATTAATTCCTACTTATTTTGTCCAAACAAAAAATGAGTTGTATGAAACTTTTCGTATGTGGGTAATGGATACTGAACAAGATTTTTCTAATTACAATATACTATTATGTGCTGCTTTGATTATTTTTGGAATTGTTACACAAAAAATGAGAGAACAAGATTATAATTTTGTTATAAAAGGTGGAAAAGCTATACAATTAGTATTATCCGATATACAAGAAAGTGAAATATACAAATCAGAAGATATTGATTTATTAATTCTTCCAAAGGATTACATTGCTTATGATGAAAATGTTGTTAAAAATTTAGCAGCAAATTTGGCTTATTTAACAAAATGGTTTTTAAGTGGAAATATAAATAATTTAAACATATCTATTCAAAGTCCTGGCCCAAATAACCCAGCAACAAATCAATATATATATAAATTAAGTTATTTAAAGAACAACAAGAAGCGAGTTTTTAATAAAAAGGAAAATAGAATGGTAGAAATGAATGATTACAAACCATTTACTGATATAGATTTTAAAAGGATAACAGAACCGGTTTCTAGTTTTTTCAAAGATGTGGTAAATTATACATTTTATGTTCCTGAATTGAATACAAATATATTATTTACTTGTCCAAGTATAAATGCTATTTTAGATGAAAAATTATATTTTTATGCCAAATACACAGTATTTTTACATTATTTGAAGATGAATCAGCCTATAACAGAAGCTGGTTATACTACTTTAGATATACCAGAATGTTATCGAATTTTAGATAAATTTAAACGAGCCATTTTGTCTATAAATAAAGGAATTGTTAGAAAAAATCAAATAGGTGATTTTGACGAGGCTACACTAAAATCATCAATACAAACAAGGTTAGAAAAATTACAAATAACAATTCCACAATTACAAAAGGATATTATTAATAGTTTATATTCTGGAGTATAATACATTCTCTCATATTACCATAAAATATTCGAAATATTTTATAGTATTGTTGAAATAGAGTTATAAAAATATATATGTTTAAGGACGATAATCGCGTATACTATTAATCCATAATTTATACCCAGTTCTGTATTCTTTATCGAAGACTGTATTTTTTCTACTGGTGCTAAAAATCTTTACTATATAACTAAACATATAATAACTTGTATATAAAATAATAATAAGAATAATACTTAATATTTTATTTTTAATATTTAATATTCAGAAAATGGCACATTATTTCCACCACGGTTAACCAAATAATGGTAAGTATCCATATTCATACAAGCACAACCCATACTGTTTGTGTAAGAATTAGGGCAGCATTCTGGTTTAAAATCCATTTTTGCCATAATATCTACAGATTCTAATCCATCGTTTTTGTTTTCACCGTAAATGTCGGTAAGAGTGGCAAATGCCTCGCTAACATTAGCAGGGGCCTGAGAACCATTTTCATTGGTAGGAACCTCGGCATTCACCTTTTCTTTTACTTTTTCCTCTTCTGTTTTGGAATTCGCATCGGCAATCATTTCCAAACCCTCCTTCAAACTAACTTTACAGCAGGAGCAAAGAGCATGTCCAAATACAACCCATAGTAAAAATACTATTAATAAAACAATTTCTAATCTCAATTTATATGAACCAAATGAAATCTCCATTATTATACATATTGAATAGATAATTTTATTTTATATATTTGTTGTATCACAACTAAATTACTTATTTATTACATTACAAATAAAATCTAAATTATAATTATAATCTCTAAATATTTTACCATCTGTTTCGAAAATTTGGTTAGATACCAATAAATGATATAACTTTTGGGTTCCTAAACTAAAATGATTATTAATATTTGTTGTGTCTAGTTCGCTTGTTTCTAATTCAACTATGCCATAAACTATCCCTTGAGTTGATAGTTTGTCTCCTATTTTAATGTCGCTAATATTTGTTTTCATATTATTTAACAAATAAACTGGTGTATCTTTTTCAAATCCTTTGTCTAAATATCTATGTATATTCATTCTTTTATCATTATTATTTTCTCTCTTGTTATCAATATTTGATTCCTGATTTTGTTTTAATAAATATTTGTTATCAATATAATTAATTAATTTGTCTAATTGTTCTCCGTGAATTTCGTCCCAATCCGCGAAAACGACATCATTAATGTGTATTTCTTTGCTGCTTGTATTTAAACAATAAAGGAATGGTTCTCTATATAACACATTAGAGATTTCAAACGCTTCAGGATGTTCGTAAATTTGTATCCATTTATTGTCATATTGAACTAAATGAGTTTCGCTTACAATAACTCCTTTTAAATTAAACATCCTTAATTTTTGCGAATTTACTTTGATTTTGGCGGTAACTTTGTCTCCATTCTCTAATATTTCACCGACTTCAATGTTTTGAATTGCTTTGTATCCTCCGTCACACATTTTAATAAACGTATTCTTATCAAAACACCTTCTTAGTCGCGGAATTGCTGAAGACTTTATATGTAGCACTTCGGTCATAAAACCAATAATAATTGCTAAAGGAATTGAAATAGATAAAAACACAGCAGATGCTGATGCTGCAGCAGGCCAAGTAAAAGGTGATGTCCAAAGACCGATAATTATTATAGATAAAACAACCAATAACTTAATTGTTAATTCTAAAATAGCACCCATCAATGATTGTAAAGTTACATAACTTCCAAGTATAGTATATAAACTAGCTGTCATAACGCCTTGTATCTTATTAAATGTATCCATTAGAGCTATAAATAATGTCTGAAGCGGCATCATTATATTAAAAGCACGGTTCAATACATCATCTGTAAATTTAGCAACTCTAGCTCTTAATAAGCTTAATATCAGCCTAATTTGCTGTAAAGCTAATTCAAACATTTTAAAAACTTTTGTTAAATTATTAATAACATATTGAAGTGGATTTACTGCGTCGCCGGTAATATTGACTAAAATATTTTGGACACAGTATTGAAAATTTTCACTAGTGTATTCAAAAGCAGTTTTTCCTTCTGGGCGACTAATGTATCCAGCAAAAGGAATATATTTTGGGTTACATCTTTGATTTGCCCAATCATTGACAACCTTTTCTCTTTGTTGTATAACTTGTAAATATGTATATACAAAAAACACAAATAATGTTAATAATATAAACATTACAGTTGTGACACCATACATATCCCAATACGTTTGATTATCGTATAATTTACTAATATTGTCTATACTGTTTATAATATTAGAATTATTGTTATTATTATCCATAAGATAGTATATAGTATAAATGGATAATAATAACCGCAATTTATTGTAATTTTACAAAGTTTTATATAATAAATATGACTACTGAGTAAGTTCGTCATCTTCCCAATCCCAAAAGCAATGTTCTGCTATTTTTATTCTTCTGTTTGTTGTAATTAAACAAGAGAACCAATCGGCAATCATATTTTCTTGTAACGCAGCGTTTTTATAATCTTTAACTTGTATAAATTTATCACTATCTTCGTCATAAATAAAATGTTCGCCTGTAACATAAATGGGTTCATCATTAACTCCGTTATTAATTTTATAAAATGGCACTTTATTAGGGTTGTCTATTTTTAAAACAGAAAATACTTTTGCTCCATCTTCTAATTCAGTGCCTAAAGGTATATTATTCATTGTATAAATATCTCCATTTTTTGTTTTTATTTTAGTGTCAGGATGAAAACAAGAACCGATGGCTCTCACCATTTTTCCAGGTGGGCCATTCCATGTGCTCTGCATTGTTTTAATTGAACCATCTAAAACATATAAAATAACGACATTCATTCCTATTAATTTACCAACCATATCTTTGATAGAAAATATCATTTTTTGAAATTCAACGACTAGGTTAAAAAAGACACCAAATATTTGTTGAAATATTGCTCCTGTATATTCTCTAATGTTGCTAATCATAAATCGAGCATTATTAATTGAATCACTAAATTCCGATGTAACAGATAATAAATTGGAAATCAAATATGTTATGGGTTGTAATAAATTTCCCATAATGTTCATCTGTGAATTTTGAACACAATATGTAAAATCCTTAGCTATATTGTCTGAAAAAAACCAATATGGAGGATTACATCGATATAGTGGCCAATTTTCTTTAATACCTAACGCAGACCTAAAATAAACCATAATTAGTATTTGAATTAGAAAGGCTAAATTTATTAAAAAAAAATTGGAAAAATTTCGCATTGTCGGCATTTTCTATATAATTATTCAATATATTTATTTACACACGACGACGACTATTTTTTCTAACTCGTTTCGTTTTTTTATTAGTCTTTTTATTGTTTGATTTTCTATTTTTTTTATATTTTCTTGATTTGTTGCCGCCTTTAGTAACATTTCCATCATATTTAGATTGTGCTTGAGTAGTCGCATTTATTCTGGTTAAATCAGTTACAAGGTTTTGGGTTACACCTCCATCATTATAAGCAACAGGAACAGGTTGAACTGGAATTTGACCATTGCCACCTTTAAAATATCTTCTTTTTTTTCCTCCTGATGTTGTTTGAATTAGAGCGTTTTGATTTGCCGCATTCTGTTGTCCAATGATATATCCAGCATTATAAATACTTCCGTTGGATTCTGGTGGTGTTGGTAATGGTTTGTATTGTGATAACGACATATATATTATTTAAATAATAAAATAAAAATAAATAAAATAATAAGGTGAGTTATAG